TTTTAAGATAGTACCCTAATATATCACCTTCAGGACTTACCTCTCTAAACTGTCTGCCAAAATGAGCCTCATCATAAGCCCTTAGCCACATAGCTTTCTGCATAGGGGTTTCTAACTCGCCCCAAGGCTTACCTTTAATGCTGTCCAAGACCGCCCCATTCTTACCATCTTGGAAAGAGGTGTTTCCCATTTTTTTACGGGAAGGGGGTACGGTAATAGTAATTTCATCCATTGCCTGAGACCACGGGGCATTTGGCCCTAGCTCCGTATGATGTTTAATTAGACGTTCTGCTAATGCCACATTCTCAAACCAGTTTTTCTGGGGGGAAAGGGCAGCCAAAACTCCAGCGGCTTTTGTGTCAGGTACATTAAAACGCTCTGATAGACCTAGAGCAATTCTATTGGCTCCCTTGTACCACTGCTTAGACTCTCCGGCTATTCCAAGCTTGGCAGACATATCGTACAAGCTGACTATATTATCAGTCATTCTCTGAGTAACATTAGCCCTTGTTTCAGCTACGTCATCCGACCACAGGTTTTTCATTCCGGGGTAATACTCTGCCATCATAGCGAAGTTTGTACCCATATTAGTATTGGCGCTCATCATAGCGTCACCATCACTAATTAACTCTCCATCTCCAGCCTGTTCAAAATCAGGAGACTCTTTCGATGAAGGAATGCGGGTGTCTACTCTACGATCTAAATCCAGCATTTCTTCTGTCTGTGAAACTACAGGCTCTACTTCATCACTTTTAAATTTTGCATTTGCAAAGTTCATCCCCATTGTATTGGGGTCTACTTTTATATCTGGTATTGCATTGGATACGATTTTTCCGGCTTTAATAGCGCCGCCAGCAGCAGGTATTAATGTTGCTGCATCTAAGGCATCCCCAAAGTAACCTTCTCTGGCTTGATTGACTTGTTCAGACGAAGCCTCTTCCATAGTGACGCCAAACATTTCCATTAGGCGTTCATCTAAATCTTTTGTGAATAAATCTTTTGTACTGTTATAAATTCCGCCAACTACGTCTTTAGTAGTTTGCACAGGTGCTTTGACAAAGTCTTTAACACCTTCGTACATCCCTGTTCCGACTTCTTTTGCAAACCCTACTGAATCATCAGCAATTCGTTGTCCTAGTTGTTCACCAAAACTTTCTCGACCATTATCAATTCCTACAATGTTATCAAAAAGAAGTTCGCCATAGCCCATTCCTTTTTGAGTGCCTTCTAGGTTGGTATCCTCATCATCGGAATCAAAACTTATGGAGCGTATTAGATCTCTAAACTTACCCATTACTCGGCCCCTTTAATTACTTCATCGCGCAGAGTTTCGATCCTACGGAGTTCTGCAATCGAACCCTGCATTCTCTTGACCCTGTCCATATCTAATTCTGTGCTTAGTTGAGCTTGTAGAAGATCTATTCTTTTAGCAGCGTACTCTTTAAGTAAGGAGTACTGCGTCTTAGTGTTTACGAGTAACAGTAACGCCCGGAAAAATTGTTTATCCATTACTGAACTGGGCCTTGGGGTGGTTGCTGAGGTTGAGGTGCATTACCGCCGTTGGCTCCGCCGCCGCCACCAGTAAATCCTTGTGCGTCTGGCTCAGGAGCTGCTCCAGGGGCTATGTTACCGCCACCGTTGCCAGTAGGGTCTTCAGCGCCCGGTGGGCCACCTTCAGGCGGCTGCTGAGGTTGCTCAGGCATTAAGGCCTGGATCTCCGCCATCATTTTTTGTTGGATTGCAGCCTGTCTAGGATCGTTCAATATTTTATCTTCATCCAAATCCATAGAAGAAGCTAACTCTCGTAAGATGTAATCGTATTTAACAAAAGGAGCCATCGAAGGATTGGCAGTCATCTGCATGAACTGTAGCAAACGCTGACTTCGAACTTCATTCCGCATTAAGCTTTCGGTGCCACGGGCCTTAACGTCTAGGTCTCCGATAAACTCTTTGTCAAAATTAAACTGCATATTAAATCGGAATAAAGATCGTCCCAATGGAGCAAGCAAATAGTCATCGATGTTACGGACAACCGCTTTAATGTTCTGCGCCGCTGCACCCATAAGCATCGACATCCCTGAAGCCGTTCGGCCAACGCCGCCTACAGCACCAGAGCCGTGTGTATACGAGGGGATGCCAGTAGCTTCATCAGCAAGCTGCCTAGCCTTGTCGAAAAGATATAGGTTTTCTTGTGAGGTGTTTTTTGCAGAGGTCGAGAAGATGGCTTGACCAGGTGCGCCACTCTGGCGGCGAAACACCTTGCCGGGGTAAATGCTCATATCCTGACCAGGTATCAAGTTTGTTTCGTCCACCTCAAAAATAAGGTTTCCACTTAACGCAGCATTGTCCACAGCCATACGCATAAAGCCGTTCATTAGGAGCTGTGTGTCAGTCATATTCTCTGCAACGCCAATACCAAAAAATGAGTATGGATTGACCTCATAAGGGACCGAAAGGTACGGAATACGGCTTGGAGTGAACGGATTTAGCACTAAACGAAGTATTTGGCCGTTACAAATCCAAATATTGACCTGTATTTCGTCCTTATCTTTAAACTCTTTAGGTATGTCTATATCGGCTTCTACGGCTAATTCAGCGTCTAAAATGCCCCAATATTCAAGAACTTCGTACCTATCCATGCCCGTAGACATTGAATCGTCCTCTAATGCGTTCTCCCAGTACTCTCTTTGGTAGTCAGCACCATATTCTAAGGATAACTCTATGCTTTCCGCACGGAAATGCGGTCTTTTCTTTAAATTTCGTAATTGCGTACGGTTTAGCCTATGTCTTTGTATCGTAAATTCGGCTTCTTCCATATTCCGGGCGTCTGGATCAGGATAAAAATCCCAAATAGACACATATTCCATCTTAGGGACGGTTTCAAAGATAGGAGTGTAGTTTCCCTCTTCATCCCAGCGCGGGTATTCTTTATCTTGGGCAAATGGACCCTTAAAACACCCAGTTCCAAACAAACACGTTTCAAAAGCAACGGATCTAAGATGTTTAGGTGCATCAGTCTCATCCAACTGATCGTGCATCAGCTTTTCCATTTTTTGAGCAGCTCTTTTGGCTGGCTCATAGGTAACGGACTCCGGGGTTTTCCCAACACCTAACGCTAACTGGTCTTCGACCTCTTTAAGATCGTCTTTAAAGATCCCTAAGTCTTTAGCAATGTCTGGACGGGCTATCGAAGACTTAGGAGTGTAGTCTACTCCCGTCTTCTCTTTAACATTTTCTGGGCTTAACTCATTTGGGTCGAAAGACACAGCATCTGCTACGTTACTTGGAAACTGTCGAGCCTCGATACCAATCGGAAACTTAGAACCTGCAAATAGAACATCTACTACTTGAGCATAAGCTGCCAGGACTTTGGTCTTAGTTACTTTAATAAAGGCTTTTGACTTCTCCGTATCCGTAAACATTACCTCTGAAGAGTATAGGCCTCGGTAGTTACGATAAGAGTCGAGCCAACGTGTCTCATCGGCTAATCGGGCGTCTTTCGAGCGGCTATATTGGCTTTGTATAAAACTAACAGCCCCGGCAAAATCTAGGTTTTCAGCTTCTACATCCCCATCTTCATTCAAGGGAACTGAAATACTTGTATCTGTTACATCATCAGGAAGAGGTTTATCCATTAAAGCCATTTTTTAGTATCCAAATATTGTGTCTGCCGGACGCCAGACTTGTTGAGGGACGCCTTGGCCCATATCAAAGGGAGAATAGGCTCTCGGGCGGCTCATAACTGCATATCTAACGCTGTCGTATGCGTGGTCCGATGCATACCTAGGGTCTATATCGTCAGAGCCTTTAGGGTCTGCTGGTATTACAGGTAAGTCTGCAATTATTTGGCGGCACGTATTGAAGAACTGGATGCCGGGTAAACCAGTAACTTCATCAACTTTGAGGACTTCGTGGAAACGGTTCTTTCCAGCAACCCTTGCGCCGTTGGTACGGTCACTAGGACGCCAGCGGGTGCCTTGGGATATCATCTCCTCAGCTATGGATGGCCCGGTAAAGCCCCGGTTGTGCCAACAGCTGCTGTCTAAGATCCCGTAGTCTATTTTCTCGCCCTCTTCGGCAGCCATAACTGCCTTAGCCAAGTCTCGGCCTGTATGCTTAGTAAGATATAACTCACGGTAATTAATTAAGGTGCTATAGTTCGGGTCAATTGCAAACCAGTGAACAGCACTATAAGAGCTATATCCGTAGTCACATGACCTGAAACGCCGCCAGTTGTGCGGTATATCATACGGTTGAATGACATGATCAGCCTGTCTAAATTCAGAAAACGCCGCACCGTCTGCAACTGCCCAATCACCTTCAAGAAGCTGTCTCCTCTGCATTTCGGGTAAGGATAGTAGGTTGGCCTCGTACTGACCGCCCTCCATCAGGTAGGGGTTATCTTTAAGGCTGGCTGGTATGAACCTTCTGTAGAACAGTGGCTCACCAGCTTTCTCATGTCCGTCTGGATAGACTAGGTCGTTACCAGTCTGTATGTCTTTAGCCACAAAC